TTCACTACGCTTAAATTCTACACGATTAATAGAATAGAAGACGCTGGCGCTTATACAAATCAAGCTAATGTTTCTTACAGATTTTTACCCTGTATGTGTTCTGGACTAGCTTATTTTTTATCTATGAAAAAAACGCCAAATTTAACACAAAATTTAAGATTAATTTATGAAGATGAATTACAAAGAGCTTTGACTGAAGACGGTCAAAGAACTTCGGTTTATATTACACCACAAACTTACTTTGGAGATGGAGTATAATGAGTTACGCAAGAGGTAAAAGATCAAAAGCAATATCTGATAGATCAGGACAAGCCTTTCCATATACAGAAATGGTAAAAGAATGGAATGGTTCATTAGTGCATATATCAGAATACGAAGCTAAACACCCACAACTTGATCCACCATATCACAAAGCGGATCCTATAGCTTTGTTAAATACTAGATCACAAGATTTTCAACAACCTGAAACTGTAAATGGTGCAGTAGCTTCATCTGGTGGTCAAGGTATGATTACTGCAAATTTGACTTTACCAGGAGATTTTGCTTTTAAAGTTTTTAATCAATCGGTAACAGGCGATGGTGTAACAACTCAAATTTCATCCATGAAGCCTAGAGATCCATCTTTGCAAAATAGAAGTAGACAAGCGTTTACTTTATTAGGAACTGTAACAGTGAGTATTTCATAATGGCTATAACACATTCAACATTTTTAACACAAGTAAGAAACTACACTGAGGTAGATAGTAATGTTTTAACAGACACCATTTTAGACCAGTTTATTAGAAACACTGAATTAGATATAGCAGGTAAAGTTGATTATGATGATCTTAGAAAATATGCAACATCTAATTTTACTGCTGGTAATCGTTATGTAAGTATGCCAGCTGATCTTTTAATAATAAGATCAGTTCAAGTTATTGAGGGAGGCACTAGAGTTTTTTTAGAAAAAAGAGATACTAGTTTTATTTCAGAATTTAACAGTAGTGGTTCACAAGGAACTCCTAAGTATTATGCTAATTGGGATGAAACAAATATTCTTGTAGCACCTATGCCAGCAACTGCTGCAGAAATACAAATAAATTACATAAAAGATCCACCTCATTTTGATAGTTCAACGAATACTTTTTTATCTACATATCAAGAAGCTTTATTACTTTATGGCGTTCTTATTGAGTGCTTCGGTTTTTTAAAAGGCCCCACTGATCTTTACAACCTCTACAGACAAAGGTATGATGAGAGTATGCAAGCTTTTGCTGTTCAACACATGGGCAGAAGAAGAAGAGGCGAATTTGAAGATGGAGTTCCTAGACTAAAAGTAGAATCTCCATCACCATAAATTTTATAAGGAGATAAAATGGCAATAACAACTAATGCAATATGCAACTCTTTCAAAAAAGAACTTTTGGAAGCGACTCATAACTTTAAAAATCCAGGTGGAAACACATTTAAACTGGCTTTATATGGAACACCTGCAACGTTAGGAAAATCAACAACATCTTTTACAACTGGTGGTCAAGTTACTTCACCGAGTGGCGGATACTCTTCAGGTGGTAAAGCACTTGTGAATACAGGAACATCTTTAGCAACAAACACAGCTATTACAGATTTCTCTGATCTATCTTTTACCGGCGTAACTATCACAGCAAGGGGTGCTTTAATTTATAATGACACTGCAACTGGTGATCCAGCTGTAGCAGTTTTAGATTTTGGCGGTGAAAAAACTGCATCTGCAGGAACATTTACAATTCAGTTCCCTGCATTTACAACGAGTGCAGCAATATTGAGAATCGCATAACTTAAAGGAGGGGCCTGCTATGGCAAACATTACTAATTTGTTTTCTATAGCGGGACTTCCGTTAGGAGTTCTTCATGGCTAAAACATGGGGAGCACAAACTTGGGGCGCAGGTACTTGGAATGATCAAGATTCTAACGCTGCTTCCGTCTCTGGAATTTCATTAACAGCTACATTAGGAACTTTAGAATTTGCAGGGTCAGCGAATGGTTGGGGTCGTGCAGAATGGAACTCAGGCGCGTGGGGTATAACTGGTTCTATTTTAGCCAGTGGTCAATCTTTATCTGCTAGTTTAGGTTCAATATCAGTTGATGCAAAAGTAGAAGTTGGTTGGGGCCGAGGAGGTTGGGGTAATAGAGCTTGGGGTGAAACTTTCTCTGTTGCGGCGCAGGGTCAACAGGCTACTATCTCACAAGGAAATGTAACTCCTAGTATTGATTTTACTGCAGTGGTTTCAGGTTTAGATCTGTTAACTATCACACAAGGAGTAAGTTCTTTAACAATCGATGGTAATGTCACTGTATTTGTTGGTGAAGATGCTATGCAAAGTTCTGTTGGAGCTTTACAAAGTGTAACTGGAACAGCGGTCGTTTCTCCTTCAGGTCAAGCTTTATCAGGATCTTTAGGCACAGTAGTGCCAGAAAATAAAACACCTGTAGACGTAGAAATGTTTGCTATGTCTTTAACTTTAGGTTCTATAACTTTAGTTCAAAGTACGGTAGAAAGTGTTACAACGGCAGGATTGTTAACGGGCTCTGTTGGGTCTATTATACCAGTTTCTGTTTATGATGTAACAGGTCAAGCTTTAAGTAGCTCAGTTGGTTCAGTCTCAATTACTGGAACTGCAAATATTGATGTTTCAGGCATAGGCTTGACTACGAGTATTGGATCAATTAATATTACTTCATGGCAGGAGGTCAACCCTGGTGTTAATAATATTTGGACTGAGGTTGATAGAGCAGCTTAATTTTGATAATATTGGAGACATATGACATCAGCTTTTTCTACAGATCTTAAACTAGAACTTATGGTTACTGGCGAGAACGCCGGAACTTGGGGTGATAAAACAAATACAAATTTAAATTTAGTTCAACAAGCTATCGCAGGATTCGAACAAGTTACACTATCAAGTGGTGGAACGTTAGCATTGGTAATGTCAAACGCAGCTTTATCAAATGCAAGAAACATGGTTATAAAATTCGCAACTGCATCAATTGCTGCAAGCACAGTTTGCACAATACCTGATGGAATAGAAAAATTTTATATATTTGATTGCACAGGTTTAACTAACCCTAGTAACTTAACAATTAAAACAGCTTCAGGAACAGGTTTTTCTCCTGACAGAGCTGCATTGTTTGCTGCTTACGCAGATGGAACAAACTTAAAAGAAATTTCTTTAGACACTTTGGGTGGAACTATTGGAACACTGCAAGTAGCTGACAATACTATTACCGCGGCAAAGATTTCTAACAACGCTGTTACAACAGATAAGATTTTACAATCAAACGTAACCACAGCAAAACTAGCAGCCAATGCGGTTACAACAAATCAAATTTTACAGTCTAACGTAACCTTAACGAAAATGGCAGCCAACTCAGTTGGGCCAAGTCAATTACAATCAACAGCGGTTACTGCAGGTTCTTATACGACTGCTGACATTACTGTTGATGAAGATGGAAGAATTACAGCTGCCTCTTCAGGATCAGCGGGATCAAATGATCTTCTTATCACTTATGCAGATTTTGGTGACACAACTGGAACCTACGCTGCAAAAGCCGGCACAACTAAAATTGGAGTACTTTTAGTTGGTGGTGGAGGATCAGGAACCACTTTTGGGGGCGGATCAGTAGGGGGCCCAGGTGGTAACGGTGGGATTGGTTTTTTTAGAATACCTGTTGCATCTCCAGCACCTTCCCCTTATACACAACCTTACACTTTAGGTGCAGGCGGAACTGGAACGAATTCATCACCAGGACCAGCAAATGGTAATGCTGGATCTAACTCAACTTTTGGAAATCCTGTTTTAGCAACTGCTACAGGTGGATCACCACTTCCAGTGGTTCCAAGCGGCCACCCGGCTGCTGCTCCGCGTCCTTTTGGTGGAGAACCAGGTACAGCACCAGGCGCAACAGTAGATTTAACTCAATCATCAGGAGGTCCTTCAGGATCAACAGTGTCTAATACTGCAGGAAAAATTAAAGCACAGTATGTAGCTCTTGGGTTTGGACTGAACCCTTCTATGGCCACTTCTCCAGGACCACAACTAAGTATGATTAGTGGTTTTGGTGGAAACCCACAATCTTTTCCAAACACTGCTGGAAATGGAAGACCAGGTGCAATTATAATTTCTGAGGATTTAATTACTTAATTATGACACACATTTTATTTAATTCTGCAGGATCGGTTTGTGAATTAATTCATGAAGAGAATGATTTAAATCTAATCCGTGGGGATGTAGCACACATGAAATCTCAAGGTTTGTATCAGGATGTAAGTGATGAAGATTATAAAAGTTTAGTATGTGGTGAGAAAGAAGCAAAATTAGTAGATGGAAATATTAGTATTACGGACACAGGTAATGACGGAAGTTTAACTGAGGATCAATTTACAAATTATAAAAATATTCTACTTAATGCTATTAATGAGTTTCTACAAAATAAGGCCGATAGATTAAATATGGCTGATTTTTCATCTTTAAAAGCTAAAATTGAAACTTTTAAAACAGAGCTAGAAGCTGTTGATGTTTCAGCTATAACTTTTCCAATAACATCTAATTTTTATAGATATTGGTACGATAACAAAACTTCTGAACCTATTCACATTTCTTTTTTCACCTAGTTTACATTCCAAGCTTTTTATAATATAAGAAGCCATGAACTTAGAAAATTACATTAGAGTATATCAAGCGATACCAAGTTCAAAAATCATATCTAATTTTATTAAATTTTTAAACAAAAGTTTTAAAGAGAAAGAATTTGTCGCTGGAGGAGTTCGAGGATCTAACTCAGTTGATGATAGGGGAGTTGTAGAAAAGAAAACAAGAGATGTTGATATATTGGCTTTAAATAATTTAGGCAAATCACTAAGCAATGTTCATTGGTATAATTTTTTAAATCATTTAATTATAAGACAAATGACAAATTACGTAAATGAATTTCCAGATATACAAACAGCTCGTATTTTTGATATGCAAGCATTAAGATATGGTTTAGGAGGTCATTATAAATTTCATTGTGATGATGGACCAGGAATAAATAGAAAGTATAGCAGTATACTTATGTTAAATAATGATTATGAAGGTGGAGAATTATGTTTTAAATTAGGAGATAAAGAATTACAAATAAATAATAGACCAGGTAGTTTAGTCATTTGGCCTAGCAATTTTATGTATCCCCACTCTGTAAAACCACTAACTAAAGGAACTAGATATTCAGTCGTATCATGGATGCATTAATTAAGGGTTATAAGCATATAAAAAATTTTCTTACAAAAGAGGAAGTAGATCTTCTCACTCATTTCTCGAGATTAAAACACAGAAGTAATTACGATAATTTTGATTTACAACAAAATGATCAAGGTGATACTATGTTTTATGGGGATCCTACAACTGATTCTCTTTTAGTCACAAAATTAAAATTAATGGAAAAAGAAACAGGTCTAAGTTTATTACCAACTTACTCTTTTTGGAGAATGTATACTTTTGGTGCTGATTTAAAAAAGCACAAAGATAGACCATCTTGTGAATATAGCGTTACAGTAAAGATTAATTCATGTGGTGTCGAGTGGCCTATATTTATGGAAGGCAAAGAAATAAACTTAGATAACGGAGATGCAGTAATTTATAAAGGATGTGAACTTAGTCACTGGAGAGAAGAATTTAAAGGTGATTGGCATTCTCAAGTGTTTTTACATTATGTAAATAAAGATGGCCCACATAAAGAGTGGTTTAAGGATAAAAGAGTGCTATTAGGCACAGAAAAGGTATAAAATATGATTATAAAACAAAATGAAAAAGACGGATCTGGTGAAATACATTTTTCTTGGAAAGAAATATGGATATTAATAAAAAAAAGAAAATTGTTATTAACAGCTGAGAGTATGAAATTTTTAGCTAACAGTTTAGCTAAAATAGCCATGGAATTTCAGGTAAATTTTGATCCAGAATTACAAAAAAAAATTACACATAAAAATTTAAAAGATAATAATATAGTAAAAGACAGTGATGAATAGTCATCATGATTTGGCAAATTTTAGGTCAGAGATTTTATAGAGATATTAACGTCTTAAATAATAAAGATAGATTTGAAATCTTTTATGATATTAAAGATGACATACGTAAAGGTAATTTAGCAAGAGGAGTACCCCCAACTCAAACAACGGCGGATATATTTCAAAGACACAGTAATAAAAATAGTTGGGATAATTTACAAAAATTTTTTAAAACAAAAATAAAAGAATATACGAATAAAAATGCAGAGCTTGTAATGTCATGGGCTAACTTAAGCGATGAGGAAAATGACTTTGTTATGCATGT